TAATTATCTTTAAATTCTTTTTTAAGATTTTGTAAATAATCAATTCCATTTTCATCGGAAGTTAGCAACAAATTCAAAAATTCCTTGGAATCTATCTTATTTCCAGAGAATTTAGATAAAATTTCTTCCAATGCGGCAGTATCAGTCATATACTAATACTTAGATAATAATTTTATTTTAACTCAAAAACATTAGATTATCAGCAGAAATAACTTTTTTGTATGTTTTACCGTTTTCTTCTACTACCATTGTTAAAAACTCATCTATACTTTTTTTGAATTCGGATACATTTTCCAAGACCATTTGTATTAAACCGCTTGGTAATTTTTCAACAATTTTTATTTTTTGTAAAAAAGAAAATGATTCATAATTAATATCTATATCATTAATTTTAACGTTTTTAATGTATTTTGATGTTTCACCTATAAATGCATCAGTAACAATGTTTTGAATATCTTCTGTATTTTTTACATCGTCTATCGATTTTTCTTTTTTATGAACCTCGATTTCATATTGAAATTCGGTTTCAATTGTTGGTAGTCCAACAGTCACATTAATCTCTGTTTCGTTTTGCTTTAGCACAACGATGCAATTATCTGGATGTGTATATGTGTTAAAATTTTTACATATATTTTCTAAATTTATTTTCTTTTTAATGTTTTCTTTTTCATCAAAAACTAATTCAAGATCTTTGGAAATTTTTGATTTCAAAGCAATTATAATAAAATTTTTATCGAAAATAGACAATTCCTTTAATACATTTTCATCTTCCTTGTTCAACAAATTATCATGTAATATTTTGTAAAAAGTTTTTATAAACTCTGTATTGTATACAGATGATTTCATAGAAGATCTTAATATTTCTTTCTGTTGTTTAGCATCAATTTCTTTAAATTTTAGGATAATTTGTTTAGAAGGTATCCAAACATCTAAAATAAATGTATTTGATACATCGTCAAGTATTTTTAAAGCATCTTGAAATCTATTTAAATTTTGTGTTTCCATATGTATTATATATTAATTAGGCGGTGTGTCACCAAATTCAACTGCTAAATCATTTACTGCGCTTGAATGTTGATGCATTTGTTGATCTATTTGATCGGTTTTTGGTTGATTACTTTTTTGTTGCGATTCGACAAAAGACAAATATAATTTTCTTTCTATTGGTGTTAAACTCATAATATAATTTGAATCCAAGTTAAAATTAGACAATATATAAACTTCTTCATATATCCTTCTTGGGTTTTGTGAAAAAATCATTTTTAAAATTCTTATAAAAGAAAGTGTATAAAAATTAAGTTTTTCGTCATCTAATTGTTGTATGTTAAATATGTTCTTTGATAACAAGTTATTAATATTTTTTATTATAGATTCTTGTATTTTGGTCTGAAGAGACATTGGCAATTTATCACAAATGTTTTCTTTCTGGTCATGTGTGAATTCATTTATTTTTAAAATTTCGTCCTTTATTATAATAGAATCAATATATTCCGGCAAAGATTCCAGTAGTTTTTCTTCACTAGAAATTTCCGCAAAATACAAATTATAAAAAAATTTAATAGAATTTACATTCGGCCATGACAATATAATTTTTATATCGTTTTCTTCTATTTCTTTTATCTCTAATGAATCAATACTAGTTATTAATATGTTTCTTATAAGATCGTTTAAATCTATTTTTATTTTAACATTTTTTATATCTTCTTGTTTTGATTCTATATTAAACTCTAGTATATTGCCAAAGCTGACTATTCTTATTTTTATAGCTATCAATAACATTTCAATGATATTGATGTTTTTTAATATTTCTTTATTTTCTAAACAAGATTCTACTATTTTAGTGATTGATTCGTAATAATTTAAATAATAATCTATATCTTGTGGATAATATAGATTTATTTTTTGTAAATCAATTTGTTCTTTGGTTGATATGTCTCTAAATAAAATATCATTTTTATTAAAAGGCAAATCTAACTTGTACAGATATGAAAGGTTCACTATATTATATTAGCAAAAAACTTTAAAAATTCAACCTAAATAAATGGATTGTTTCCATATATTAAATCTGATAAACTTGTTTTCGGTCTTAAATTAATCATATCTGGCGTATCAGCATCCAAAACAAAATAGCTATCATATACAAATGATACATTGCTGTATTTCAAACCATCTTGCATATAAGAATATGTTTCACCATCAATTGAAATTGGTGCTATGTTTTGGAATCTATGTATTTTTCTAATTCCCATTCTATTTCCTGCGCCTGTTTTGGCTAACATTACAACATCAGCATAATTACATTTTACACGTTTTGATGAGTTGTTTGCTCTTGCCACTAATCCATTATATCCAACTAATATAATCCATGGTCTAATTATAAAATCTAAAAATGATGCATTTGTTTCTAAAAAATTTACATTCAGTGGAGAATAAGGTTTTCTATTGGATGCAACGGCTGGTGGTAAAAAACCACCTTGTACTAGTCCATCATTACCTGCTGTAACACTTTCCGATGGAAGTTTCACCTCATTAGAAAAAACACATCCTGTTAATGTATCATCTCTGTAATGCAAATTACCATCTAATAAATACTTTGTAACATTGTTAGAATAATTCCATCCGTTATTTCCCATGGATGATTCCCAGTATCTCATTTGATTCTCGATACCAGAATTCAAAGCATTTACGGAAGATAAATCAAAATAGATAAACCATTGGCTTGCTAATGCAATATTAGTTGGCCATTTGCCTAATAAATGTAAATAATAATTATAAGGACTGGCTTTTAAACTAGACATAGTATATTAATAATTATGTCTAATGTTTAGATTAAGCGTTAGGAACAAGTCTCCAATATTGATATGCTAAGGTTGCTTGTTGTGTGATGATTTCACCAGTACTTGTGATATCCAAATTGGTTTCACCAACGCTTTGGCAATATGCACCAAAAAGTGTATATGTTCTAAGCGGTGTTCCTCTTTTATCCAACAAAACCATCGTTACTTGATTTGCTAAGTCGGCACTTGGAATACTGTAGTTACCAGAACTATCAATGTCGTTAAAAATTTCTCTAGTCCATTGTTCAAATTTTCTACGAATGGAGAGATTTTGTGGAACTCTAAATGTTACATTCCAAGCACCACTGTTGGGATAACTTGCCGTACCTGGTACGTTGAATGTTAATCCCATAAATGGAACCGATATGTTGGTAATTGATCTGGCTGGTAATGTAGTTGTTGTGACATAAAGCAACTCTTGATTTGTGAAACGAGTTCCACCCAAATTTAATATTCTAAATAAATTTGTTCTGGCGAAATCATTACCAGCAGCAGCATCATAAAAATTTTCAATTCCATGTGTATTGAGGATTCCTCTATCAACTTTAGTGTATTCGGGTATTGCCATAGTTTTAAATATTTATCCTTACGATATCAATTCTTCAAAATTTACACCAGTTCTTGTTGCAATAAAGTCTGCTAAAATAAATTCAGCGGTTCTTACTGGTTGAATGTAAATTGAAACTCTAAGTTCATTGTTATCAATTGATGCTGGTGTATTATTTCTTTCATCACATACAATTGTATAATCATATAAACCATCATTCAATCTTGCTTCGTCAAATAATGGTGTTAAAGCACCGATTACTCTTGATCTTGTTGTGAATGTATTTGGTTCAAACACAAAATATTTTAAAACATTTTCAGCGGTTTTTTCGAGAGTTAAGAATAAACGTCTAACATTGATTCTATCGAATGCTGATGGTTTTTTGTACAATGTTTTTTGTCCATATATTACATTTCCATCATTTGGGAAGAATGCAATTGGATTAACATTTATTTTGTACAACAAATCTCTTTGTTTTTGTGTTGGAGTTATAGCCAAATCGATAACATTGGTTATTGTTCCTCTATTGAATCCAGCAGGAGCAGACCATGGATAAGATGTTTGTGCAGATGTTGCATATACAGCAGCTACAAAGCCAGATGGTGGCATCCAACAGAAGTTGTCAGAAGCAGCATCATTAACTCTAATCCAGTTACCATATGTGGCAACATAACTTGATTCTGTGCCAGCATATAAGTTTCTTAATGGCCAATAAATATCAGTAGAAAATATGAAATTTTTATTTTTTGAAAGTTTAGTATTTGAACCTTGAACGAAAATATTTCTTAATGGATCTGCGATATAAATATGATCTTTTCTGGTTTTGTCAGCAAATCTGGTGAATTGTGCTGATATAGAAGCATAGTATTCGCGCACACCTGAAGTCAAAGTGCCACTGGTATCTTTTAATGAAGTAATATCAAGATGATATAAGTCATCAAAAACAATAGGTTGGCCAATAAAAGCAGTGTCTAAAGAACGTGCTTTGGCACCTGTCCAAATAGTTCCAAGTCCAGCTTCGGCAACAACGTCTAAATCGATTGTATCATCGTTCTCCAAGCATCTTAATGTTCTTTCGAGTTTAAGTGGAACATTTCCGACAACTTTTGCCGATTTGTTTGTATCAGAAACATAAACACCAATCGGATAAAGATTTTTTGCAGTGTTATCCATTCTTACTTTTTTCTTAGGAGAACCATCAGAATTTACCCAATCACCTAAATTTGAAATATGTGGATTAGTTAATACCGTTATATTGTTTGATCTATTATTGACCAAATTATCTACAAACGATGTTGAAGGAACTCCACCGTTTGGGTTGTTTAATGTTCTGAGTGAATATAAAGAACCAGTATAACCTTCACTAACAACATAATCTAAAGTAATTGTATCTTGACTATAAATTGATGGTCTAATTTTGAAAACCATCATCGACAAGTAATCATTGAATGAAGATGATGAAAAATCATATCCGGTTGGAAACATTTCAATAGTTTGTGATATACTATTATTTGTAAAACTAGAATATGTTTGTGTTAATGTAAATCCAAGTCTAGATGATGGAATTGTTAAAAAGGTTTGTTTATCACCAGAGATAGTCGAAATGGCTTTTACTCCGGTAATAGATCTAAAATCTGTTGCAGGATTTGAGTCAGAATTATCAGCAAATCCAATATAATAACCATCGAATAAATTGTTTATTGTGGTTTTAGCAGAGTTAATAACTACTAATCCACCATATCCAATTTTACTGAAATTATCAAAATTTACATTTTGATAAGCACTTGTCCATGCTACATCGTTAGTTATCAAATGTTCATATTCTTCATCATTCAACAAAATGGAACTTGGTTCCATCACAGTGTATTCTGTTGCGCTTTCGTATGATGAACCATTATGTTTAATTGGATAAACTAATGCACTATATGAATTGGAAAAACCATCACCCATATCTTCGCCGTATGGTAAACGTGTTATTAACAAATTTGCAGGAGATGTATTTAAAATCTGTTTTGCTGAATGATAGAGATATCTTTCAGCAGCATTTGTTGGAATGCCAAAAACACTTTCAAATTCACTAATACTTGTGATATTGATTACTTCATCTGTTGGACCTTGTGATGCGAACCCAGTAATAAATACATTGGTTGCTCCAGTAGGTCTAGCAATAATGCTAAGATCGACTTCGTTAATTTGTACGCCTGGTGATGTTATTGTTCTTGCTGACATATATAATATTACTTATTCTATATTTTTACCATTTGATAATATTTGTTTTAGTATAATGGCAGTGTAAGTAGATTTATGAATAATTTTGATTTGATAGTATCTTCTATGTTAACCGAAGCTACCAAATGCACAGGTCCAACCAAAAAAGCATCATCGACATCGAAGGGGAAAAAGTGGATGAAATGTGTAAAAAATCCAAAAGGAAAAGGATACAAAAGAATTCACTGGGGACAAAAAGGTGTTCGTGTAACTGGAAAATCCGGAAATACAAAACGCAAAAAATCTTTTAGAGCAAGACATAAATGTTCTTCCGCAAAACCAGGTACACCAAAATATCAAGCCTGTAAAGACTGGTAATATTAATATGAAAAAATTTGACGCAATAATAAACGAATTTGTATCACAAAACGCATCTTTAACGCCGAGTATAATATCAACCGCAAGAAAAGATATGAAATCTACTCCAACAAGTGTTAAAGATACTTTAGAAACTGTTGCAGATATAGTAGACCCCAACAACGCAGATCCATTTCAAAAAAAATTGTCTGATATTATAGATCCAAAATCTCAAACATCTTTTAAAGATTTATCTCCAGATGAACAAAAAATGGCAATTGAAATATTAGGGAAAGCTGGTATTCCTATTGGTTCGTTAGAAAAATCCGAAGAAAACAAACAAACGTCTAATCAAAATCCAACATCTATCGGTAGTTCTACAAGTTATACTGTATAATTTTATATGAGTAAAAAAAAGCCCTCGAAAAGAGGAACAGTAGAAATTCCTACTGTTCATACTGAACCCGTCGAAGACACATCTCCATATGTATTTCAAAGAGATAAGATAAATTTTCAATTGCAAATAAAAGATTTGCCATGGACAGAAAATCAGAAAAAAATTATAGAAACTTTTTTAGATAAAAAAACAAAGGTTTTGTTTTTAAAAGGACCAGCTGGTACGTCTAAAACAACATTAGCAATGTATTGTGGTTTAACACTTTTAAATAAAAAAAGAGTTTCTGATTTGGTATTGGTAAGATCTGCTGTTGAATCTTCGGATTCAA